ACCTAAACCTTGAGAAACACTAACTAAATATTCAGGTGAATCGTAACTCGCGGTTAAAACACAGTTAGTTGGCAAATACATAGGAACTTCAATAGTAGTTACGTTATTTTGTTGAAGAGATTGAATGACCTCACCATACCCAGCTTCTTCATATTCTTGAGATTCTAATTGTGAAGCTAATGTAAATGGATAATTCTGAACTTGAGGAGTATGAACATATCGAATGATTGATGAAGAATTACCAGTTATAAGAACAAGGTATCGCATAGATCCTCTGAAAAATCTAAAAGCATCATGTAATTGAACTATTTTATCGCTACGTTGAATTTCTGTTAATGAAGTCCTATATTGAGAAGCACCTACGTTAATGGGTAAATTTAAAATTCGAATTGGTAAAGTTGCTGAAGGCGTTGTGACTGTATATGAGGCATGATGATTAAATCTTCTTAAATTTTCATAGAGATGCATATGGCTTTCTCCATGTAATCCTAAATCAAGCGTTGTCATGTGTGGAACTATTTCTGCTGCATCATGTTCTTCAAAACGAATGTCTCCTGCTGGAGTTACTTCATCACTCAAAAAAGTGGGAAAAGTTCCCTGATAATCAAAAGAGCCATCAACAAATGTGCCATTGGCAATAACTTGAGGAGTTGGAACAATGGTTTCTTCAAATGAATCACCAATAAAAAGTAAGCGTTTAAAAATGAGAATTGTTGCTTGGTTTGGAATTAAGCTAAGCTGAATGTCATCTGAAGAAAATGATTGATTAGAACTTCTATATCTAGATGAATTTGTTGAGAAAAATGTACCAGAACCAGCAGTGGTTCCTACAAAACGAGCTGCAAGTACAACTCCAATATTACGATTGGATAAGGTAGCAGTAACCGTCCAGACGGTATTTACAATAGTGAAATTAGAAAAAGTTACTCTATAATTGAAAGTTGACCAAGGAACTGGAATAGGTTCTGGGTCCGGATCGGGAATTGCTGGAATATCAACATTATTTACTTTAAGCATTGT